CCCGCCACGGTAGGGAAAGGCCACGGGCTCAAGGTTGACTTAGAGCACCCCACAGTTACCGCATACATAGCAGAGAAGCGTAGAGCCTCGACCCCCGGGGTAGTACCATCCTTGCTTATCGCTTCCCCCGCAGCGAACAACCACACCCCGAGCGTGAACGTACCCCACAATTTAGAGAACGATACCGGCCGGGTCCAGGACCTCGAGAGGCTAACCGTACGTGAAGTAGCCATGAAATATGGAGGCTCGGCCGAGTTCTCCCATTACGTCAAGGCCTTAAAAAATATCGCGGACTACAAAGTAAAAGAGCAGCAGCACTTGATACGGCGCGGCGAGTTGATCGAGCGCGAGACGACAGCGGCGGCACTGTTCATGCTGGTAGATGTGGCCTTTAAAAGGCTCGTCGCAGAGATGCCCGAGTCGGTAGTCCCCCAGCTCGTCCCCCTGATACTGTCCGCCGGGGAGAGCTCAGCGCCCGACGCTAAAAAATTAATCACCGATACGGTAAGTAAGATCCTCAAGGACTGTAAAGCGGAGATCCGCAAAACCTTAAAGCGACTTGACAAAGGCGACGGAGACGGATAGTATGGGATTTTATATTTTGGGTTTATTATATTTTTCTGCTAATCAAATCACGGAGGTATCCCAATGCTCAATTTCCCAGGATGTGGTAGCGGCGGAGGTTGATAATACTTTAGTCCCGGGCGGTCAGTCCGGCAACATAACAGCCAAACCAAACAGCCCCCCGGTCCAATACTGGAGGGGCTTTTTTTATGCGTGACGCGCAGTGGCTCGACGAGGCCGTCGGGGGACTTACGGACGAGGTGCTCCGGTTACTTATGTCCGAGTGGGCTGCGGCCGAGAGATACCTACCGCCGGAGCTCACGAGTAAGCCGGGGGCGTGGGATAATAATTATACCCCGTATCTAACCGAGCCCATGGACTGCCTGAGTGCCAACAGCGCAACTCGTAAGGTTGTGGTTATGAAGGGCGCGCAGATTGGGGCCACCACCGGGCTTATCGAGAATAATATAGGCTACACGATAAAGCACGACCCCTCGGGCATGCTGTACGTAAGCGCCGATAAGGAGCTTACTAAAATGGGCGTGGAGGTCAAGGTCGACCGGATGCTCGCCTCGTGCGGCCTTAAAGATCGTATCCAATCGGCGGACGAGGGTAGCCGAAAGACCGGTAATACTTCCAGCAAAAAAGAATTTCCCGGCGGCTTTCTCCTGGCGGTCGGCGCCCAGAATCCCGGCAAGCTCAGAAGTATGAGCGTTAAAAAAATGCTACTCGACGAGCTGGACGGGTTCCCGGATAAGCTCGGCAACGAGGGCGACCCGGTAAAGATCGCCGAGCAGCGTACTAAGGCTTTCGAGGCCGTCCGCAGCATCCTGTACTTATCCACCCCGCTAGTAACCCAGACAAGTAAGATAAATAAATTATATAAGCGCGGCGACCAGCGTAAGTATTTCGTGCCGTGTAAAGAATGTAACCACATGCAGCCGCTCGTATGGCAGGGCAAAAAAGAGGACGGCAGCAAGTACGGCGTGACCTTCGACGTTACCGATAAGGGCGTATTGATCGAGGATAGCGTCGGCTATATCTGCGAGAACTGCGGCGGGATCTGGCGCAACTACGACAAGGCATGGTTTTTACCCCGCGGAGAGTGGCGCCCGACTGCGGACACCCAAGAGCGGGGGCTGCGTAGTTACCACATGCCCGGCATGTTAAGCCCGCCCGGTATGTGCTCCTGGACCGGAATGGTATACGACTACCTGGACGCGTGGGACGCCGTCGCCGGTAGGGTCAAGGACATTGAGGCGCTTAAGACATTTTATAATACAGGCCTCGGTCTACCGTGGGAGGAGCGCGGCGAGGCGCCTAAGTACGAGGTAATCGTATCGCATAGGCGGCTCGACTATAGCCGTAGCGAGGTCCCTAACGGAATGGCGCTCATAGAGACCGGCGCCCCGGTAGTGCTCTTAACGTGCGCGGTCGACGTCCATAAGACCCGCCTAGATGTGGAGATAATCGGGTGGTGCGTACACGGCCGCAGCTACTCGATAGACTGGCGGCACCTTGAGGGTGATACCGACGACACCGATAGCCCAGGCTCCCCCTGGACTGCGTTACGTGAGATCATCGAGCGCGAGGTATTTGTCGCCGACGACGACCGTAAGTACCAGGTACAGTTAACCCTCGTAGACGCGGGGTATAAGACGGACACGGTGTACCAATTTTGTAAGGAATACGAGACGGGGGTATATCCGATCATGGGCCGGGACGCGCCACCCAAGCACGCGCGCTTTCGGGAGTTCGACGACTACGACAACAAAATGGGCGCCCGCTCTTTTAATATCAACGTGACGCTCTATAAAGATCGTCTAGCCGCGTGGCTAAAACGGGACTGGTACGAGGGGGAGCTGCAGCCAGTGGGCTACCCGAATTACCCACAGGACTACGGCGACGACTATTTCCGGGAGTACGAAGCGGAGAGTAAGAAAGAAAAATTAAATTCCAAGACTAACCAGCGTATGGGATTCTATTGGGTTAAGACCTCACCCAACGCCCCTAACCACGCCTGGGATTGCCGGGTCTACAATATGGCGGCACTTGATATAATCGTCTTTACCGTATGCTCTACGGAGCTCGGGATCGACGCCATAGATTATAATACCTTCTGGGAGTGGGCGGTAGCGGAGCAGCCTTATAGTTATTAAGGCGCCCCCGGAGAGGCGCCCTGTCCCATTATCGTACTGTTACGCTCTTGGTCTCTAACATTAGGCAGTCTATACTTGAGTCGCCGGGGCCGTAAGGGGTGGGTACGGTCGCCGCTATCTTAATATACCGGCCGCGCTTGGTTACCTTGCCGGGTCTAACGGATACTACAGTGTAGCGCCTTTTAATTCCGTCTTTCCAGAGCCATACCTTTTCGCCTGCGGGAGGGTCGATTATGTCGCCTTTCTTTAATTCGGTAACTTGCTTTCTCATGTTGTGCCCCTTTGTTGTAGTCTCGGTTAGTTGTTATACAGATACTACAGGGCCTATAGATTAATGTCAATACATTTAGCAAATTATTTTTATAAGCTATACTTGACTTACCGACCGATTTATATATTATGTTGCTATGGATGAGTCCTTTTTACAAGAGCAGATAGACGCTACTAAGGCCAGTATCCGGCTGTACCAGGATGCGGTAACCTTTCTAGTAACTAACCCCACCCAGTCGTATAAGTTGGATACGGGGCAATCCGTACAGGACGTTACGCGCGTTAATCTTGCGGGCCTGCAGACAGGGCTCGACAGTTTATTAAATCGCCTTGTGACTTTAGAGGCCAGACAAAACGGAGCGGCCACGCAAGTACGGCCGTGCTTTTAATATGCGTTCCCCGTGGGCATTTTATAAAGACGTCCGGTACGCGCTGGACTTAATAGAAAATCCACCACAGGCGTCGACTAACGACGGGTACGTCTCGGACGTATTCGGTACGATGTTTAACGGGAGTAAATTTGCGGGCGGCTTCGGCCCTACCCGGGACTATACTTTTATCGACTACCATACGCTCCGGCTCAGGAGCTACCAATTATTCACCGAGAATAATTACGCCTCTGGTATTATCAAGCGGCTATTAACAAACGAAATAAATACCGGGCTAACGCTCGAGGCCACGCCTAACCCTGCGCTACTGGGGATAGACGAGGACACCCTCGAGACCTGGGCGGAAAATACCGAGACGATATTTACTATATGGGGTAACGACCCCAATATGGTAGACTGGCGTAACCGGTTAACCTTCGGGCAGATGCAGCGCGAGCTCCGTAAGACGGCGCTACTATCCGGCGACGCTCTGGTAATTCTGCGACAGGCGCAAGTAACGAAACTACCCATTATCGAGATTATCTGTGGCAGTAAAGTTATGTCGCCCTCTACCGGGGATTTCACCCGTGCCGCGGTAACCCGTGGCAATAAGATTATAAACGGCGTGGAGGTCGACAAGAACGGCCGCCACGTCGCTTTTTATGTATCGGGCGCAGAGGGTAAGATTAAACGAGTACTCGCTAAGGGGCCAAAGTCTGGGCGCCGGATCTCGTGGCTCGTGTACGGATCAGAGAAGCGTATCGACGACGTCCGGGGTATGCCACTACTCGCGGGGGTGCTGCAGGCCCTTAAAGAAGTCGACAGGTATAAGGACTACGAGCAACGCGCCGCGGCAGTTAATAGTATGCTGGCGCTGGTCGTAGAGAAAACCGTCGACAAGCCAGGCACCAGACCGGTAACCGGCGGCGCCGTCCGTAGAGATACCCAGGAGGTCACCCAGGGCGACGGGACTACCCGGGATTTTAATATCGCTAAGTGGGTCCCCGGTATGGCTATCGACGAGATGCAGGTCGGCGAGACTATAAAATCATTTGATACTACCCGCCCTAACGTAAATTTTAAAGCTTTTGAGGAAGCAGTAATAGCTACCGTTGCGTGGTCTATAGAGGTACCCCCGGAAATACTACTGCTTTCTTTTAATAATAATTACTCTGCGAGCCGTGCGGCTATCAACGAGTTTAAAATATATCTTGATTGGTCCAGGACCAACCAGGCCACAGGCTTTTGTAAGCCGGTTTACGCCGAGTGGCTTATCAGCATGGTACTAACGGAGCGGATCGTCGCGACGGGCTTTCTCGACGCATGGCGCACCCCCTCTAAGTTTGTGGAGTTCGGCGCCTGGATCTTAAGCGAGTGGGCGGGGGCGATCAAGCCCAGCGTCGACCGCGAGAAAGAAGTAAAAGCATACGAGCGCATGGTAAAACATGGCTGGATAAATAACGACCGGTCGAGCAAAGAGCTAACCGGTACTAAATTCTCCACCAATATACGACGGGTAACGAAAGAAAACGAGCAGATAGCTAAAGCACTCCAGCCCCTCTTGGACGCGGGGCTAATAGCCCCCGTAGTTCCGTCCGGGGATTTCTCGCCGTCGGCGCTTGCTGACGATATAATTAGCGGCGTCGCTGACGCCATGGAGGACCGGGCGCAATGAATACCGCACCGATAGGCAACGGCCCGCTACCCCACGCGGGGTTACTCGCGGATTATGTCCCGGACAGTCTCACACTTACAGCGGGGACGCTCGTAGGGGACGTGACTGATATCCAGGAATGGCAGGACGGCAACGTATTACAACTTGAAGAGGCCGCGGCTACCCCGGGGCAAGACCTGGGATTTAATTTCGTAGGGGTAATAAGTGTACGCCGCGTCGCGGTCGGTATGTATTACGCCGGGTCCATAACGCATTACATAGAGATACAGATTTGGAACTATACTAAAGTAGCGTGGGAAATCCTGTGGACTTTTACCTCGGCTCTCGGTACTAATTTGCGTTACTCTAATATCCCGAGTAACCAAAATGGCGCGGATTATTTCGACGCGGCGGGTAACGCTAAACTGAGACTTCTCCACCCGCCCGGGGGCAACGCCTCCCACGATTCTTTTATTGATTACGTAGCATTATTACCATAGGTGATTTATGAGCGGTAGCGCTATAGGGGACGGAGGGGCGGATTTAGTATATAAGTCGATAATGCCCGGCAATTTAATAATGCCCCAGAGCCAGCATTATTTTCTTAAGGAGCAAGCATTCACGCAATCGAAAAGATATATTTTTGGCGCGGACGAAACTAAATGGTTTTTGCTCGACCCGACTAATTACGTCCCCGACTCGGGGCAGGAATTTAATAATATAATCGCGGAGGTTCCGTCCTTCTTCGCTGAGGCCGGTCCGCTAGAAGTTACCTTTTACGTGAATCCGGTATTAGGCGCGGCAGTAGCCACACCGCTCTCGCCGGGGGGTTTTAATCGCGCGTCATTTAGCACCAGGACACCACAGTTAGAATTGTCCTCGCTCAATATCGCGCCGGGGGGAGGACTCGGGACGTGTTTCTCGGAGCTCCTTATACCATCAACAGCGACAGGGGCGGGGCAGCAAGTGGGTTTTTCGGTGGAGGAACAATTACCGATAGCTCTTAACCTGGCGAATACTACGCTAATGACCGTTAAGAATTTAAACGGCGCGGATACCCATGTGGGAATTAGGATAAATTGGTTTGAAATTTAAGTATAAGGAGGCCCAGTCTTGGCAAATCCAAACATAATAGCCGTCCCAGCGGGGGCGTGGCTAAAAGTTGCTACAAACGTGCTCACCGGTTTTATCCACACAATGAAGCGGGGCGTAATGTATCAGCAGACGTATAGATTAACCGGGGCCGCCGCCCCGACGGTAGACGACCCTAGCGAGGGTGCCGAAATGCCGTGGCCTGGTGCCCCCATATCCGCACTAGCCGGAATTGATGTATATATTTATTGCACATCTGGCGACGGTAAGATACGGGTGGACGTATGATAGTCATACCGATAGACGGCGTAATCGGGTGGGACGTAACCGGCCAGGGCATACGTAACGCGCTCGACGAGGCGAACGGGGCGGATATCAAGGTTGAGATATCTACCGTAGGCGGCTCAGTTCTCGAGGGGTTGCTTATATCTAATCTGCTTAAGAATTATACGGGCCACGTCCATACGCATATAATGAGCCACGCGGCGTCTATGGGCTCACGGATAGCGTTATCCGGCGACCGTATAACCGCAGAGCCCGACGCCATATTTATGATACATAACGTACGGGGATCTGCGGATGGGGACCATAGGGAACTACGCGCCCGCTCCGATGTATTCGAGGGGCTTACGAGGCTACTAGCCCAGACATACGCGGACCGTACCGGTATGAGTATCAAAGAAGTACGGGCGCTAATGGACTCTGAAAAATTCTTTTTCGGCGCGGAAATGTTAGACGCCGGATTTGTGGACGAGATAGTCGGCGAGGGAGCCACAGCTAAGGCGGACGCGGTGGCGTTAGCGCAGGCGGCGGTAGTCCATTGTAGCGCGAAAATGGCGGAGCGTATCGAGGACCACCTCGAGATAGCCGCCATGTTAAAAGTTCAAAACGCGACCAGCCCGCAGGGCAATAGCGATAACCAGACCCCCCTCGATAGGGGTGGGGAAATTAACCAGGAGGAAGTTATGGATTTGCTGGAACTGAAAGCAAAACACCCCGCCCTGTATGCCCAGGTATTACAGGAAGGGAAAGAGGCAGGATTAGCCCAGGCGCTCGATTGCGCTAAGGGCCATTCCGTCATGGCAAAAAAGACGGGGGCCACGGACTTCGCGCTCGCTTGTATCGTCGCGGGTAAGTCCTTGACCGATCAGGAAGTCGTAGCCGAGTATCTTACCGCTGGCTTAGCCAAGGGTGAGATCGACGCGCACGCAGACGATACGCCCCCGGCGGATCTCGCGGACGACACCGACCAGGACACCGACGCGGTAGCTGATAAGCTCCTCGACGACGTTATGGCCCTCAGCACTAAAAGCGGCAAAGCAGTACAGCCGGGTAAGGAGGCGTAACCGTGAATCCAACCATTCAAAACAATGACACCCTGCAGGTCGAGGTATTCAATCCCCTGTGGAAAGATGCGCTGATTAATTTTGTCGGCATCCTTACGTACGCAGTCGGTACGATCATGGCCCGTATTGGCGTATCGGCTGGCGCGGTTACTCCGGTCCTCGCGGTCGGGGATGGTACCCTGACCAATTTTGCATTGGCGGGCGGTGGCCTGGCGGTACCAGGCGATTATAACCTCGAGTGTACCGTCGCCGTTGCAGACGGTGGTATCTTTAAACTAGAGGACCCCTTCGGTAATCTCGTCTCTGATAACCTGGAAATGGTCCCCGGAGCTGGTGGTACTACCGATATGGCGGTGGGTGGCCTTTCTTGGACCCTCACAGACGGCGCGGCTAATTTTGCAGTGGGTGACGCCTTTACCTTGAACGTAGTCGACGAGGGCGAGAAGTGGACGCCATTCGTAGACGGCGCGGTCGACGGCTCCGGTATTCCTAGCGGCGTACTGCCCGCGGCGGTCACATCTACAGGCGCGCAGGATCTCCGGCGCCGGATGATCGTCGGTGGCGAAGTTGCTAAGGACGTTATGCTAGTCCATGGCGGGTCCGTCGGCACAGTCCCGGAGAGTGTGGTATTGTCTCTCCGTAATTATGGTATCGTGGTCCGCGAGGGCCGTCGTA